GACATTTACACAACTCTTGCAGGCATGGGCACGTCAAGTCGTGTTTCCAAGACCTACGATTCCTACGGGAATACGACAGGTGTCGCTCTATACGATTTTGGGGCTTCAACGCCTACCCGTAACACGGTTTTATCCAATTTCGGGCAATCATGGAATGGGTCTACGGCATCCCCCGCTTGTACTACTATCGGGAATGGGGTGAATAATGTCCCCTGTCAAGCAGAGGTCTTTAATTCTGCGGGGACCCCTATAGGGAATACGTTCTATTCGTATGGCAGTACTGGGAATTCTACGTCCGTTTCTAGGTGGGCCAGCGGAAGCATTACAGGTGGCGTGTATTTGAAATCTTCCGCCACATATAATTCCAATGGCACTACGTCTGCCTTTACTGACGAGACGGGGAATATTTCTACTTATTCCTATAGTTCTGGGATATGCAACGGTGGGTTTCCGGTTGCATTGAGCTTTAACCCATCAGCCAGACTCTCTTTAGCGGATTCTTTTACTTGGGATTTTGGGTGTAAAGGGGCCGTACTGACAAGTGCGACTGATCCTAATGGAAAAGTCGTCACTGCGGAGTATAATGATCCTTTTTGGAGAAACACAAAGGTAACGGATCAAGAGAACAACTCTGGAAATAAAATCTATACCCCTACTACGGTAGAGAGCATCTTTTCGTTTCAGTCGAATTCAAGTATAGTTGACACGTATCATCAGAGTAATCCCTCGGCTTTGACAGCATATGACCAACAATTAGAATCTCCTAAATCTGAATCTTGGGATAGCATAGTTTCTGGTTGGAATTGGGGTAATACTGGAATAGTGAGTTATGGATATGTGCCTTGTACAGGTCCGAAAGCGACGAATTGTGCCACAATAGGTCTGTCTACTACGACAAGCGATGCTTTGGGCCGTCCTTTAGCGACAATAGACGGGGGCGGGGGGACGACCAACAATACATATGTTGGCCAAGATATTCTGAGCGTTTCCGGCCCAGCACCTATTGGAGAAGTCATAAAACAGGTTCAAACGGAATATAACGGGTTGGGACAAATTGTTTCTATTTGCGAGATTTCTAATGCCTCGGCTCCCTTAATTGGTGCAGTTTCGTGTAGTCAGGCGAACGGGGGGTATTCCGGGTATCTCACTTCTTATACGTACAATGCTAATGGAACCTTGGCGTCAGTGTCTAAAGCATCTGGTGGGGGTACTCAGACGCATTCGTTTACTTATGACATCATGGGAAGGATGTTGACGGAGACTTATCCAGAGAGCGGAACCACTACGTATATATATGATAGTTCGAGTGGAACTTGTTCTGTATCTGCGCCTGGACAACTTGTTAGGGTCAATGATGCTAATGGTAATCAAGCCTGCTATACATACGATGGGTTGAATCGTAAAACCTCCATCACATATACGGGGCCAAATTTTGACGGGTACAATCAGTATTTCGTTTACGATAGTGCCACAGTGAATGGCGTTATCATGACGAACGTTAAGGGACATCTTGCGGAGGCGTATACCGCAGCTTTTCCTCGGGCGACGAAGATTACGGATGAAGGGTTTGGATATACCGCACGGGGGGAGATATCCGATGTGTACGAGTATATCCCAAGTGCAAAAGTATACCAGCATGTAGCGGCTACTTATTATGCTAACGGAGCCCTCAATTCTATAAGCGGGATTCCCGGCGGACCTTGGACTTACAGCATTGATGGTAAAGGTAGACCGTATGGTGCGACCGATGGGTCGTCTACTGTACTAGTAAGCGGCACAACATACAACGCTGCGGACCAACCCCTCGTATTGACTTATGGTTCTGGGGATACGGATACTTATACCTACGATTCTTTGACGAATCGCATGACGAGCTATGCCTTTACGATAGGGGCTACGCCAGTAACCAATGCAGGTCTTTTGACTTGGAACGCAAATGGAACTCTTAGATCGTTAGCTATCACGGACGGCATTAACGTGGGGGGTACCCAAACTTGCAACTACGGCAGCGCTTCAATTCCGGGGTATGATGTTATCGGACGACTTTTGTCTGTGGTTTGCGCTAACGGGTCTACGAATTTGTGGGCACAGAACTTTAGCTATGATGCTTTCAACAATCTTACCAAGACTGTACCTTCAGGGACGTATACATATACGCCTACGACATGGAATCCGGGGTATAGTTCGAGCACGAATCGGCCTATAGGTACTACCGCAGATTCTAATGGAAATCTGTTGACAGACACATTCCATACGTATACCTGGAACCAGAACAATAAAGTGATAGGTATAACGGATGCAGGCGTGACGGCTAAATATGATGCCGCTGGCAACATGGTGGAGAGATATGACGGGGCCACATATACTCAACCGATTCTCAGTCCTATAGGTAGTTTGGGATTGTGGAGCGGAAAGAGCGTTCAGCAGTTTAGAATACCTCTTCCAGGCGGGGCGACTGCGGTAACCGGAACTGATTTTTGGCACACTGATTGGTTAGGATCGGTGCGGCTAGTGTCTGGTTTGACCGGGAGGCATTCTGTCACAGGAAAGTCGTTTGCTCCTTATGGGGAGAGTTATGCCGTTTTCCCGACAGGAAATACTTCTGATTTGAACTTTACTGGGGACAATCAAGACCTAGTTGCGGGTACATACGATACTCCTAGTCGAGAATTGAACTCTAATCAGGGAAGATGGATTTCCCCCGATCCCGCACACTCTGGGTGGAATGGGTATGCTTATAGTACAAATCCATTAGGAGTAACAGATTCAAGCGGCAATCAAGATGATCAGGCAGATGCAACTTTGTCTACTTGTGGCGGAAATGAATGTGCAACAGCTCCAAGCGAGCAGTTGACTGATAGTTTTTGGAATATAGATTTTACTGCACAGGGTGTTGATCTTTCCGGTTTTGGTGCCCACCAAAGTTTAGGTGTAGAGGGAAGCACTCAAGCGGAATATAGTATGACTAGTGATACGGATTTTGGCGATCCTGAAATAAAAAATATGCTTCAGGTTCTTCCATTGATTGTGCTTGATGCGACACTACTGTCAGCAGGTGGGGGAGAAGGTCTTCTAAGTGAAGAGGGGGCGATTCGCTTCGGTGGGGACGCAGCGGGGGGTTCGGGGGCACAGGGTGCTGGTGGATATTGGAAGTCCGTAAAGCTACGTCGAGCAGAGTGGGCAGCACAGCTGGCAGCTTCGAAAGGGGCTTCCTTTGGAATAGGTCCGGCTGGTATAGAGATGGACACTGCTGCCGCTGCTCGGGCCGCAGCCCGAGCCGTAGAAAATTCGGAGATTAATTCGGAGATTACTACATTAGTGCGAGACCCGTATCTTTTTGATCCACGAGGTAAAACTCTTATATTCAATGTATCAGAGGCACCGACCCCTTACTTAGGTAACAGACCTATGGGGTGGCCCTCAAAACTTGGTTCGGCGGGGTTCGGGGGAAGAACGGCCCCTGCATCTTGGGCAAGAACCGGGTACTCTGTATATCAGGAAAATTTCGAGAAAACCGGTTTCTGGCGCACGTCTGATCATTGGGGTGTTTTGGGAACTTCGAAATACGTTTTGAATGGGGCTACGGGTGGGGTGGAAGTGGAGCCTGATTTTTGGATTTTTGAACAGCCCATTACAGGATTCACCCTGTATTAATAATCTTGACAAGGTGTTTTTGATTTGCTAAAATAATATAGGGGGCTTTATGAAGACATTGATGGTTGGCCAAAACGTTCGCCTGTTATGCGGGAATTACGCTTGTGGAGGTGAAGTAGTCAGGGTAACGCCTGAGGGTGTGGAAGTGCGAACCGAGAATAAAACACCCATGTGGTTTGACAATAATGGTAAGGGATATATTATCGTTGAGGAAACCTACGATTGTCCCGGTCCTTGGTATATAGAATTGGAAAAAAATTATGTCATTTACTGATAAGTTCGATAGTTTTTGCAGCGGTTTCAAGGATTACCACGTTCCTAGTTACATTTTCATGTTTACGGTCGGAGCCGTTTTACAATGGCTCCATCACCTCGATACTACTTTCGTAGCGTTTACCGCTGCGATTCTGGGTGCTTTGACGGGACATCAATTTAGTCCCGCCGCAAAGGATGATAATGTCGGACCTAAATAAGAAACTGTTGAACATGGGAAAGGGCAGTCGTGAGGAATCCGGGCTAGGCAACCGCAAGCAGAACGAAGAGGAATACGAAAAAGCGGTAGGCGGACCTCCCGAGATGCCGAAAGCAAACCCACCGCAACAGGTGGACAAGATTCATCCGGGTGCCAAGTATGGCGACAAGCCGCCCGAGAAACGAATTGATGTTGACCAGTACATAAAGCCACTGGGGAGTTTCCAAGCGGGTACGAATTTTGTACCAAAGACGGGTTTGGCATTGCTACACAAGGGGGAAAAGGTTATCCCAGCAAAGGACAATATGGCAGATTCACACGTATTCGATATGATTCCCGGCAAGAAAGAAAAGGCACCGCCGAAGCATATCAAAGAAATTCGTACTACTCGTGCACATGATGGAAAGTTAATTCATACGCACATACATCATCACCCCGCTTATCACCCCGATGAGACTCATGTCTCAAAAGATATGTCTGATCTTCATAATCATTTTGAAGATCATGCGGGTACGCCTAACGATGGTGAAGAAGCACCTGCGGCGGGGGCACCTGCTCCTTTGACCGCAGCCGCCCCACCGATGCCAGCACCCGCAGCATCAGCAGGACCAGCAGTATAGGAGACTTATGGCTGAACATACACCTGAAGAGAAAGCACATTTCGCACGAGGCATGCATAAGCTGCATGCTGGAGCTTTGCATCGTCATCTTGGAATTCCAGAGGGTGAACCAATCCCGATGGAGAAGAAACAAGAAGCAGCTAATAGCGACAACCCCCACGTTGCAGCCATGGGCCGGATGGCTGTTGCCATGCATGGTTGGTCTCATAAAGAGGAGAAATAGGAGAAATATGAAAGCAAAGACAGCAGAATCACACGAATTTTTGTTGAACCAAAAACAGAAACCCCAGACAGTCGGTGTGTCTGGTCCCGGCCCCTTTAAAGGGACTAGAGCAGGCGAGAAGCGTGCAGGCAGCACCAAGTATTTGGATTATCCCGGCGAACTGACCTCGAATCCCGCCTACAAAGGTGGCGTCGGCGATTGTAAGTAAGAAGTTTCGTGAGGAGCCATGAAAGTAGATCAGTTATCTGTTTGGTTCAACCGGCATAAGAATGATGCAAATTATGAGCATCGTGAGATGCCGCTCGAAGTCATGGCTCACAACGCTCAAGCCAGTTTCTTTCGATTGACACCGGCGAATCAGAACAAAGTTCTTGCAGTATGTAGAGCATATGGAGTCGTCACGGATGACCCGTTGACGATGCAACGTATGTTCTTGTATCGGTACATGGCTCAGACGAACTTATTCGCATTGTGCCATTTACTGGAAAAGTACAAAGACACGACTGATAAGACTTACATCTGGATCGATGGGACTACGCACAACACTCATGAGGAGATTTGTGAGTTTTTCGTCCACAAGAATCCTTTGATCAATACTTTCAAAGAGTTTGCAACCCAATATGTCGATCAGAAAGAGCGGTTACTTCTCGTCCCTCGTGGCGGATTCA